TTTTCCACGGTATCAAGACTTCCGAGATTGATACGGCTGTCGTAGCCACCGCGCAGACGACGGCCGGCCTTCCCGTTGTCATTGGTACAGCACCGGTCCATCTGGCCAGTGACCCGAAAATCAATGAACCCGTCATCTGCTACAGTTGGACGGAAGCCGTAAAATACTTAGGCTATCATGAAAACTGGGATAAGTATTCCCTCTGTGAAGCTATGTATGCCGAATTCAAGCTGTTTGCAGTAGCACCGGTAGTATTTATCAATGTGTTGAACCCGGCCAAACATAAAAAGTCCGTGGCCAGCAAGGCCGTAACGGTAGCCAATAAGACGGCGACCATTGCGGACGATGTTATCCTGAGTTCGTTGACCGTATCCGCAGCATCGTCCGGCACGGCGGCAAAATCCGGCACCGACTACACAGCGGCCTACGATGACGACGGCAACGTCCTGATTACACTCCTGAAAGACGGCGCGCTGGCCAGTGCCACGTCGGTATACGTCGCGTATGACGCTATCGATACGTCGCTGATTAAGGACGCCGACATCATCGGCGGCGTCGGCAGTGACGACACAGCGACAGGCCTCGAACTTATCGATATGATTTATCCTAAGTTTAGCTTAGTGCCGGGCCTTTTGGCGGCGCCGGGCTGGAGCCAGCATCCGGAAGTCGCGGCCGTCATGGAAGCCAAGAGTAAAAAATTTAACAGCCTCTTTAGCTGTACGGTCCTGCTCGACATCGATACGACGCAGGTCAAGTCCTACAGCGGCTGTAATATGTGGAAGACCGGCAACGGCTACACACATAATAATGAGTACGTCGGCTGGCCTATGGGCCGCATCGGCGACCATTGCTATTACATGTCTACACTGGCCATGGGCCGTATCGGTCAGACCGACGCAGACAATGACGATGTACCCTATGAGTCGCCGTCGAATAAGACGCTGCCGATTACAGGCCTCTGCTTGAAAGACGGTACAGAAGTCACACTGGACCTGACACGAGCTAACCTGCTGAACAGCCAGGGCATTGTCACGGCGCTGACATCCCCGGCAGGCTGGGTACTGTGGGGCAACTATACAGGCGCCTATCCGAGCACGACTGATCCAAAAGACGTATTCCTGTGCGTCCGCCGCATGTTCGACTGGGACGATACTGTTTTCGTCCTGACCTACTGGAACCGTCTCGATAAGCCGGGCAAGCCGCGCAACATTAAGACTATCCTCGATTCGGAACGAATCCGCCTGAACGGCCTCATTTCCCGCGAATACATCTTAGGCGGCAGCATTGATTTCCTGGAAGAAGAAAATCCAACGACGGACCTCGAAGCTGGTATCTTCCGCTTCCACAAAAAACGCACGCCGCCGGTACCGATGCAGGAAATTGACAGCATTTCTGAATACGACACAGCCGCTTTTACGGCGCTGTTTGAATAGTGAGGTGATTAGATGTCTGATGTAAATAAAATGCCGGAAGTCCTTAATGACTATCGTGTATACGACGAAAACGGCAGTACTTTGTACGGTATCGCGAAATTCGAGCTGCCGGACTTTAAGTCCATCACACAGACGTTTAAAGGCGTCGGCGTAGGTGGCGAAATCGAAGCACCGGTCCTGGGGCAGTTTGAATCGTTAGAAACAAAAATCACGCACAACATCAACAGCGATTGGAACCTTAAGCTTGTAGGCGGTCAGGCTGTTGCCCTGGAGGCCCGTGGTGCTAACCAGTACTGGGACAGCGGCGCGAATAAGTACGTCATGGACACGGTCCGCGTCGTTATCCGCGGCCGCTCGAAAGCGATGGCCGGCGGCTCCTGGGAACCAGCGAGCACGGTAGATGCGACGAATACCATCGAAACGACGTACATCAAGTATGAAGTCAATGGTAAGACGCTGCTGGAAGTTGACAAGTATGCCTATAAATTTGTCGCAGGCGGCGAGGACATTATGCAGCCTATTCGTGATGCATTAGGTGTGTAAGGGAGGTATGAGCTTTGAAAAAAGAAGAACAGGTCCAGACGGTCCGGGATGATCAGAAGGTTGAGCTGACCCGGGCATTACCGGACGGCACAAAAACATTGATCCTCGATTTTGACAATGTATCCGGCTATACCCTTTTGCGCTGCGAAAAAGCAGCAAAAAAAGAGGATGCCAGCATTGTCGTACCGGCGCTGTCGCAGGTATATCAGGCACATGTTGCCGCTATTGCGGCGAATGTCAAATACGATGACATCTTAGCCCTGACAGCTAAAGACTTTACGGCCGTCATGATTAAGACGCAGGGTTTTTTGCTCGGTACGGCATCGCAGGACCAGCCGGAGGGCTAACCGCCGAAAAACTGCGGCTCGATGTACTGCGGATGGCTAAGTATTCGCATACGTCTATTGACTTTTTCCTTGGCCTGCCGGTGGCGGACCTGCGCGGCTGGATGACGACCGTATCCGAGGAAATCGACAGGCAGAACAAAGAAATAGAAAAAGCCGGGAAGGGGGGCGGCAGCCATGGCTAACCGCGTGCTGGAAATGGCGATCGCAATCAAAGGGCAATTAGATAGCAGCGTCGGCGGGGCCATGACAAAAGCCATCGCCCAGACAAAGCAGATGCAGGCGCAGATCCGCGCGGCGAATCGCGAAATGGCCAGCCTGCAAAAGCAGGCAGCCAAGCAGCAGGCCAGTAAAGGCTATGTCGAGTACGACACCGAACTGGCTATGCTTCAGACATCCGCTAAAAAGAATCAGGCCGCAAAAGAGTACGAGGCCACGATGGACCGTATCAACGCAAAGCAGAAGGCGTCGGCGAATCTGTCGGCGGCTGTCAGCAACCTGAAAGCCGGGGCCGTCGCCGCGGCTGCCGTTGCCGCGCCGTTAGGCCTTGCGGTCAATGAAGCTATCAAGTTTGAATCGGCTATGTCCGATGTGCGTAAAGTCGTAGATTTTGATACGCCGCAGCAATTCAAGGAAATGGGCGACGACATCCTGCGCATGTCGCAAGAACTGCCTATGTCTGCCGAGGGCATCGCTAAAATTGTAGCCGCCGGCGGGCAGGCCGGTATTGCTAAAGATGAGCTGAAGCAATTTGCGACAGACGCTATCAAAATGGGCGTGGCTTTCGATATTACAGCCGAGCAGGCTGGGACGATGATGGCCAACTGGCGTACGGCATTTGGCATGAGTCAAACGCAAGTTGTCGAGCTGGCGGACCAGATTAATTATCTGTCGAATACGACTGCGGCCAGCAGCGACGCAATTTCAGACATCGTTACCCGCGTAGGGCCGTTAGGCGATGTCGCCGGTATCAGCGCTTCACAGATTGCAGCTATTGGTGCATCCATGGCCGCCGTCGGCGTCAAGTCCGACGTCGCGGCAACAGGTATCAAGAATATGGCTCTGGGGCTGGCGGCTGGAGCCGGGGCAACGAAGTCTCAGCAAGAGGCATTCGCCCAGCTAGGATTGTCAGCGGAAGATGTAGCTAAGCGGATGCAGACCGATGCTCAGGGAACAATCATAGACGTCCTAACGCGCATCAAACAGCTACCGAAAGAAGCGCAAGCGGCGACGTTGAGCGACTTATTTGGCAAGGAATCTATCGAAGCTATTGCGCCTCTGTTGACCCAGCTAGATAATTTAAAAGCCAACTTCAACAAGGTCAGCGATGCAACACAGTACGCGGGATCAACAGAAGCGGAATACCAAGCGCGAGTAGGAACGACGGCCAACCAACTGACACTTGCTAAGAACAACTTAGTTGCCCTAGCGGTAAATATCGGCGGGCTTTTACTTCCTGCTGTCAGCGCCGTGGCCGGCGGGCTGGCAATGGCGATGGGATCGGTAGCAAAATTTGTCGAAGAACATCAAACATTAGCTACTGTTATTCTTGGCACCATCACTGCCGTCATCGGCTTGACCATGGCGGCACTCGGCATCCGGGCTGCTGTCGCGTACTACAAATACATGGCGGCGACCATCAACATGATTAAAAATGCGCACATTGCGGCGACTATTGCAACAAAAGCATCCGCGGCGGCGACGTTCATCGCGGCGGCGGCCCAGCGTGCTTTCGCAGTCGGCGCGCGTATCGCGGCGGTTGCCCAAATGGCATTAAATGCCGTCATGGCAATGAATCCGTTCGCGCTCGTCGTCATCGCGATTATGATTGTTGTGGCGGCGCTGGTGTATCTCTGGAATACAAACGAAAACTTCCGGGCGGCGTGCATTGCAGCCTGGGAAGCTATCTGCGCGGCCGTATCGTCGGCGTGGGACACCATCTCCTCGGCGGCGGCCGCGGCCTGGGATTATATCACGAGCGCCGTATCCGGGGCGTATGATTTTATTGTCAGTTGCTTTGACTCCATATCTGCCGCGGCTCAGGCCGTGTGGGATGCGGCTGTCAGTGCAGCTCAGAGCGCCTGGGACAGCATCACGTCTGCTGTCGATGCGGGTGTCCAGTGGTGCATTGATAAGTGGGAAGGGCTGAAAGAGGCCTTTTCCCATCCGATTGATGCCGTCGTCAATTTTATTAAAGGCGGCGACAGTGATGCCGCTTCCGCAGCGGGCCAGTCCGCAAGCGGCGGCGTTTTCAATCATCCCTATTTGACGTGGGTAGCGGAAGCGGGCTATCCGGAAGTCATCGTACCTATCACTCACGATGCAAACGCCTACAATTTATGGGCTACGGCCGGGCAAATGCTCGGCATCGGGCCTGCGGCGATGCCGACGATGACCGGAGTACCCGCGGCGGCGCCTTCCGGCAATTCGGCACAGATTACCTTTGCGCCGACGATTAACGTCCAGGGCGCAGGCCCAGGGACGGAACAGCGGATTTCTCAGCTTATGGACCAGAAGATGCGCGAGTTTGACAGCATGATGAAGCGATGGGCGGCAAATCAGAGGAGGTTGAGCTATGAGTAGTACCTATAGCACTGTACAAGGTGACATGTGGGACCTGATATCCTATCGCGTGTACGGTACTGAAAAGCACGTCAAAAACCTGCTGGAAGCGAATCCGCAATATAGGAATGTCGTCGTCTTCCCGCCAGGGCTGACACTCATCTGCCCGGATATCCCGTCCAGCGTATCGTCTATTTTGCCTCCGTGGAAGCGGTGATCTAATTGGCATTACTGAAAAAGCTACAAGCGGACCTCAAGAAAATCGAGGCCCAGGCCATGGCAGGCGTCGTTGCTCAGGAGCATCTGGGGCGCCGCGCATGGCTGCAAGTGACATATGATAACAAGGACATCTCTGAGGCGCTGGCTGAATACCTGATCAGCGCAAGTTACACCGACAACCTATCCGGGCAGGTAGACGATATATCCCTGACCTTGGAAGACAAGGCGGGATTGTGGCAGGGCGATTGGATGCCGACGAAAGGCGCCACGCTCGATGTCACTTTATGCACGTATAACTGGATAGGCCTGTACGACGGGGAAGCCGATGTCACGTTGGGCAAATTTGAGGTTGATGAAATCGAGCTGTCCAGTGCGCCGGATGTCGTCACCATTAAGGCTGTGGCCATCACGGTCAGCGACGACAGCACACTTAGAAGCACGCTGCGATCGCGGACCTGGGAAAACGTCACGGTCCAGAAGGTAGCGAATGACATTGCCCTGGAAAACAACATGGACATCTGCTGGGACTGCGGGGATGACCCGTCTATCGATAAAGTCGAGCAGAACGACGAATCAGACCTGGACGTCTTGAAGAAGGTTTGTGATGACGCGGGTTTTGCGCTTAAAGTCACGACCGACACAATTATTGTTTTCGATGAGGCGCTGTACGAGGAAGCCGAGCCGGTAGTAGAAATCTATCATCCTGACACACAGGAAATCATTACCGTCGCGGAAGCCGACGAGGACCATACACCGGAGCGGATCCTACACAGTACGGGCTACTCATTCACATCGAAAATCCGCGATGTCTACAAACAATGCCATGTAAAATACGCCCAGGACAAAGACAAATCCGTCATTGAGTCCACGTTTGTGGACCCGAATAAAGAAGACGGGGCAACGCTGGAAATCCATCAGCAGGTATCGACGCAAGCGGAAGCGGACCGCCTGGCCAAGAAGAAGCTGCGCGAGAAAAACAGCGAGGAATGCACAGGCAGCTTTAACAGTGAGGGCCAGCCGTTTTTATGCGCCGGTGAAACCGTCGAGATGATTGGATTCGGCACGTTTTCCGGGAAATATATCATTACGCAGGCCAAGCACGATTTAAGCAGCAGCGGCTATACAACGAGCATCGATGTGAGGAGGTGCCTGATTGGCTACTGATATTTATAAGGTATTGGCGCGGTGCATCCGCGTCGGGCGCGTATCCTCGGTAGACACGGCGGACGCTTCCGTCCGGGTGACATTTCCAGACCATGACAACATTGTATCCGCGCCGCTCAAGGTTCTCATGCGGGGCTGTAAGAGCACGAAAGACTTCTGGATGCCCGCCGTCGATGACCAAGTCCTTTGTCTTTTTGTCGCCGACAGCGGCGGCAAGGGAAGCGGCGCCGGATATGTCCTGGGGACGATTTACAGCACTGTCGATACACCGCCGGGCGGCGGGTCCCGTGTGCTGAATGTCCCGGATGATTTGGTGATCAACTGCGGCAGCCTCAAGGTCAATGCCGGCGGCGGGGATGTCACGGTCAACGGCATATCCCTTGTCAGTCACGTACACGGCGGGGTATCGTCGGGCGGCAGTAATACAGGCAAGCCGCAGTAAAGAGGTGATACGGCATGTATATCGGGTACTTTGGTACCGTCGTATTTGGCGTGGCTGAGCATTATCTAGTCACTCCTGATGACGTCGAGCGCTCCGGGGAGGCCCGGTGGCAGACACATGACGTCATTTTAAAAAAGCCCGTGCCGCAGTTCATCGGCCCGGGACAGGAGGAACTGTCTTTTAAGCTCCATCTCATGACCCTGTACAATGCCATGCCGTCGCAGCAGCTGGCAAAGCTCCGGGAAATGAGGGATACGGGCATCGTCTGCCCGCTCATCATCGGCGGTATGCCGGTATCTCAAAATTACTGGTATATCGAGAGCATTGACGAGGCGGACGCTGTCTACAATGCCTACGGCAAGATAATCGCTATCACGGCGAACGTCAAACTAAAGGAATACGACACGACGAATACAGATGAAGAGTCGACACTGAATAAAGTCGGCAGGATTTATAACGGGATTACGACTTTATTCGGGAGAGGAGGATTGTGATGCAATACGAAATTACAGCAAAGGACCCGACGACGGTTGATATGTCGCCGAAAACGGAAGCCCTCGAGATTTTGCAGAACGTCCGGACCATCTTATCCACGCAAAAAGGTACAATCCCGCTCGATCGTGAATTTGGCCTGGACAGCACTGTCATTGATTTGCCGGTGACACTGGCCCGGGCTAAATTGACGAATGAGATTTTTCAGGCTATCAAGCGGTATGAGCCGCGCGTAAAAGTCGACAGCATCACGTTCACCGGGGATATCTCCGGTAAGCTCGTCCCTAAGGTGGTGATTACCATATGAAATTAGCTGATCTGCCGGATATCGAGTTCGTCGATGCCGACGAGGAAAAAGTAAAAGCCGCGATTTTCAACGACTATACGGCCATCACGGGCCGTACGCTGTCACAAGGGGACCCGGTCCGACTTTTCCTCTTAGTCGTTGCCGAGGCTATCATCCGGCTGATGAATAACCAGAACTACGTCGGTAAACAGAATCTCTTGAAATACGCCGCCGGGGATAACCTCGACGCGCTGGGGGCTTTTTCTGATACGGACCGCATCCCCGCTTCCGCGGCTACGACGACACTGCAAATCACACTGTCGGCAGCACGGACGCAGGAAACAATCGTGCCTGCGGGTACCCGCGTAGCCAGTCCGGATGGCCTCTACTTTGCGACAAATGAGGATGCGGCTGTCCTGGCGGGCGGTACGACGACGACCGTCAAAGCGACATGCCAGACCGTCGGTGATAAGGGGAACAGTTACCTTCCGGGCGAAATCAAAAACGTGGTAGACCCGGTGGCCTACGTCGCCTCTATCGTCAACACGACGACCAGCGCAGGCGGGGCCGATGTCGAGGCCGATGACGATTACCGCGAGCGGATCCACGAAGCGCCGGAGCGCTTTTCCACTGCCGGGCCAACAGGGGCCTATGAGTACTGGGCAAAGACCGCGAACAGCGGCATCATCGACGTGGCCATCCGCAGCCCGGCTGCGGGTACCGTCGAAATCCGGCCGCTTCTGGAAGGCGGGAAGCTGCCGGAGCAGGAATTGCTGGATACTGTGAAATCTATCGTATCTGCCGACAAAGTACGGCCGTTGACGGACAATGTCACAGTGCTGGCACCGGAAGCTGTCGCCTATGACATCAATCTGACTTACTACGTCGATGCGGGGACATCGGAGGCGACCGTTAAAGCTGCCGTAACATCTGCAATTGATACGTATCGGCTGTGGCAAAAGTCAAAGATTGGCCGGGACATCAATCCGTCGCGGCTCATCGCGGACATCATGGCCGTGCCGGGAGTCAAGCGCGTAAACGTGACATCGCCGACATTTAAAGAGTTGACTGCTACACAGGTAGCCCAGGAAAATTCGACGATCAGCGCCGTACTCGGAGGGAGTGAAGACGAATGATGACGGACAGCGATTATAAAATCGCGGAAAACCTGCCGGCGTCGATTGATCTTGACCCTATCCCGGACCTTGCGCGCGTCGTCGACGATGAACTGGCCGGCATCAATCCCGATTTGCTCTTGATTTATCCGGCTATCGATTCGCTGGGCAGCGCCTTAGTTGATTATCTGGCCGAGCAGATGCACGTCGACGAATACGACAGCACGGCAGCGCTGGACGTCAGGCGCCAGCAGGTCAAAGAATCTTTCCTGCTCCATAAATTTAAAGGCACGAAATGGGCGGTACAGCGCGCCGTCGCTACGGTGTATCAGTCAGCAGTAGTCCAGGAATGGCCCGAATACGGCGGCACGGCGTATCACTTCCGTGTCACGCTCATCACGGCGCCGCTGTCGGGTACTGCACTGATTGATAAAATGGTCCGCCTTATCAACGCATATAAAAATACGCGCTCCTGGCTGGACTACGTCCAATTTATCCGTCGGTGCAGAGGCGATGTTAAATTTGGCGCGAACATGAGCATCGTCCGCAGTACGACGATTACATTTGACCTCAAACGGACGTACATCGCACAAAAGAGCATCCACATTGTCGCCGGCGTAGGCGAATTCAGGGAGGTACAGATTAATGGCGAATTGGAATAAAATCACGATGACCGACGTCGGCGCGGCGTTGCAGGCGAAAATCAACGCCGGCCTGACGACGCTCAAATTTACGCGTGTAGCTATTGGCTCCGGTACACGTACTGGCGAATTAGGCAGCGCGACAGGGCTAGTCAAAGAAGAAATGACGCTGGGTATTAATAAAATCACGCAGAGCGGCAACACGGTAACAATCGAATTGACTATCAGCAACAGCGGCGTCAAGACAGGTTTTAAAATCACGGAAATGGGGCTTTTCGCCACGGATCCGGACGCCGGAGAAATCATGTATGTCGCACTGACCGACGATAACCCGGATTATATGCCGGCTGAGGGCGGCAGTACTGTCGTACAGCAGGAATTCCAGCTGCAATTTACGATGAGCAACACCGGCAGCGTATCGGCGACGATTAACCCTAACGGATTCCTGACCGTAGCTCATAACAGCGATGAGGCCGCCCACGAAAACATCCTGATGGTGACGACAACGGCTAATAAACCGGCATCGATGTCGGAGCGCGGCATGTGGGTTGAGCTCGTCGAATAGGGGGCGGTAATGTGCTGAAAATCAAAGGCATGGACATCTACTACATCCGCGGCGACGATGACTCTTTCAGCGTGCAGCCGACAACAGCGGATGGTACGGCCATCACAGGCTATACGGGGACCTTTTCCGTGAAACGGACCTACGATGACACGGACTACGTCCTGCAAATCGCGATGGACGGTGCTGTCGTCGATTTGTCGCACGAAAAGACACAGGGCCTTACCTACGGCGATTACGTATGGGACGTTCAGTTGGTGCTGGGCGACGGCACACATCAGACCATCGGCCCGGGCAAATTCCACTTGCTGCCGGATGTCACGACGTAACGGGAGGCGCCTATGGAAAAATTACGGGCGGTATTAACCGCACGATCGCCGGCGCTGTCGGCTAAGCTGTCGACGGGGAATACCATGACCGTCGGCATGGGCAGTGCCGTCGGTAAGGGCACGGTTTATACGCCGCATATCACAGATGATGGTATTCTGAGCTGGACAAATGACGGCAACCGTGACAATCCTGCGCCGACGAATATCAAGGGCCCAAAGGGCGATACAGGGCCGCAGGGCCCCGTAGGACCGCAAGGACCTGCTGGGCGTGACGGTGTAGCAGAAACAATCCTAAACATGGATATTGACGCATTATTTTAGGAGGACATTATGGCGACAAAATTTTTAGACCTTGACGGCCTTAAATACTTTAAAACAAAGTTGGAATCGCTGTTTTCCGGGAAATTTGTTCCGCAGGGCCTCACGATTAACGGCACAGCGCTGAACACGGCAAACATTACGATTACAGATGACACCAAACTGAGCAAAACAGATGCAAGTACGCTGTATTTAACTAAGGCAGATGCGGCAAAAACATACCTTGGAATCGGCGCAAAAGCATCGACTGCCGGCGCAGCCGATACGGCGACAAAGCTGGCAACAGCACGGACTATTAACGGAGTTAGTTTTGACGGCTCGTCAAACATCACCATTCACGCTACGGATAGCACAGCACGTATCGCTACATCGCTCATCGGCGCGGCAAACGGTGTTGCCCCGCTCGGATCTGACAAAAAGATTCCGGCCCAGTACATCCCCGGAGACATCGGCGAAGTACTCGAAGGCTATTACAGCGGTGGGAAATTTTACAAAGAATCCACGCATACGACGGAAATCACCGGCTCGACTAATACTATGTATGTTGACATTGGCAGTACTGACAATGACGTATACAGATGGTCCGGCACGGCCTACGTGCTCATCAACGATGCTGTCAGCACCGCGGACAAAGCCGTCCGGGATGGCGACGGCAACACCATTACGACGACCTACGTCAAAGTCGTAAGCGGCAAAGGACTCAGCACAAACGACTACACGACGGCCGAAAAGAACAAATTGGCCGGACTCAGTAACTACACATTGCCGGCAGCTACTTCCAGCGTTTTAGGGGGGGGGTGAAAATTGGAAGCAACATCACCGTGTCGTCTGGCGTCGTCTCGCTGACGTCTGCTAATGTCACAGCAGCCCTCGGATATACGCCGGCAAATTCATCCAGCATAGTCACCTACTCGGCACTGAGCCAGACTGAAATTGATACGTGCTTTGCTTAGGCGGTGAGCGCAATGGCTACTAAATTTTTAGATGCGGCCGGGCTGAAGTATGCAGTCAGTAAGATTAAGACACTGATTGCGGCAAAGCAGGATAAATTGACATTTGACAGCAAGCCGACATCCGGAAGTACGAACCCCGTCACCAGCGGAGGCGTCTACGATGCCATCAATAACGGCATCACAATTAGCGTGGAACCGTCTGCCGGGTCCAGCACATGGATAGAAGTGCCGACTGAAGATTTATACATAGGCGGAACGGAGCCGACCGACCAGAACACAATCTGGCTTGAAGTAAGCGAATAGAGCGAATAGGAGGATAACAACATGAGCATTTTAAAAGGAATCTTGCATCATTGGAATAAAACAAACAGTGCATATGATACCATCCATCCAGAAACAGAGTCGGCCCAGGTAACGGACTGGAACCAGGGCATCGTCAACACACTTGCAAGTACGGCACTTGGCGGACTCGTCAACACACTGACATCGGACAGCTTGCTTGCGAAGATGATACAGAAAGTTTTAGAAGCGACCGGGGTCAAGTATAGCCTGAGCCAAAATGGATATGTATGTTTCGGTAGCCTGGTCGGCGGCCTAATTATACAGTGGGTAATTAATACGTCAGTAAAGAGCACGGGAGAAGCGACACATGTTGTTTTCCCAGTTGCATTTCAGGGTGTTTTTTCGGTAGCAGTATCAGCAGATACCCCAAATTGTATTATACAAACTAATAATATAACAACTACGGGACTAGATTGGCGCTTGTATAATACCACTTATGGCGCAACAACAGTAAGAGGCATAGTTATTGGCAAATAGAAATCCATAAATTCGGGTCGCCGCTCCCATGTGCCCCATTTTGATAATACGCATCTGTCCAGTAGAAACCGTTATTTACGACGCTAACTAATCTTACGATATATGCAGCATTCTCTCCCCCGCATCTAGTTAGCGACACAGAAAAACATTTAGATACAGAAAGCGGGAATGCCTGAAACCACTGGTCTTGGCTAGCGCTGGTTCCGGAACACATTCCCCACTGTCTAATGACAAATTACAATATACCCAAATGTTCCTCTGTCAAAATCGCCATTTTGGTTGCGTCCATATACTGTTAAAGTTTCCTCATTAAAAGAATAATAAATCGGTTTTACACCACGGTCAGATACCACCCCGATTAGTGCGGATGCTGACAATGGCAATGTAACTTTTTGGGTTCCGCTTGTTGACGTTAACCCTAATCCCCACTGTTTATGCTTTCCCGACAATCAGTATATACGCGCCATCTTTAGAATTACCATTTCGTGAAACAGTAACAGTGGCGTTATCTAGGATAGCTTCTCTTTGGAATGTGTTAGTTGCATATCCAACCCCAGAAATCAATGCTATCATGTGCTCCCCCATTGTAATGGGAAGCGGCTCAGTTGTAGTTCCAGAGGCGTAGCTGTATATCCACTGTTTAAATGGCTAGTAAAATCCATCTTGAAACTACTCCTGTTTCTTTCGAGAAAACTACGATTGAAGACGCGTTATTGGGAGCAATTCCAAAGCTGACCGATCCGCTTCCGGTATCGGATACAACACCTTGCAAGAAAGTTGTGATTGAAAGCGGGAGCGTTACAGTAACTGCTCTACTTTTAGAATGATCAGATAATCCCCACTGTCTACTTACTGCCGATGGCAATGATCCAAACAGGGGTATTGGTCCATCCTTCATCGTATGCTTTTCTATCTTCGATGCCTGTAGCACCTGGACTTGTGCCCTTGTGACAAATCGAATACGCATAGACGGAGCAGCTTAGCGGCAAGGTAAAATCATGCCCGACAAGCCGGTCAGATGCAAGCGCATTTACCCACTGTTTACAACGTATATCCTATAGCAACCCAAGCATAACCGTAAGGAGCGCGAGCTGAACCTAAGTTAAGTTTAGTTGTTCCTACACTCGTCACGCAGATAGCTGTTGTTTTCGATCCTGAATCTGACACGTCAATTGGGATGGCAGTTATTGTATTCATTGCGATATTTAAATTAACCGTAAAATCTGTTGCTTCATCTTCGCTGTTACGTCCCCACTGTTTAATGTCCTACGGTAATCCATTTATATCCGCATGAGTAATTTTCGGCAGAAAAATAAAAACTATCATTCCCTTGGTGCAGGACGGATACTTTTCTAATCGTTTCGCCTTTGCTACCAGCCCCGTGTACAGCTATCGTAGCCAAAGCTTCATTGGGGAAGCTTATAGGATATTTAATTGTCGTGGCTTTTGATGTTGACCCATTTCCCCACTGTTGAAAGGAGGTGACTAAAATGACCGAACGCGACAAATCAATATACCTCATGATTGGCACTGATGACGAGAAAAAACGTCCAAGCGTCGTATGCAATGAGGTAAATAACGCAATTTACGCGATGAAAATGGTGGCCGAAAGCTACGGCGTAGTTTTCAGCGATGCCGTCATTGACCAGTTATACAATGAACTTGACGAGCATCTAAACCGGATGCAAAAACCATAATTATCAATATGTTTTAGATAAATGAGAAATACAGCATTAACCGCATCGTCGGTAGTCCACATCAAATGAAATCGTCTATAGATGCAGATATGCTGATTTTTAGAGTAGCAATAGTAACAGCGATAGAGCCGCGTAACGGACGTGTTTTATACATCTGTGTGCGGCTCGTATAGTATCGTATTAGTAACATTATTTGAGCAGCTCGATGCATTTACGGAGCTGACGCAGGCCTTTGTGCGTGTAGACGCGCTCTGTGATGTCACCGCCAGCATGGCCGAGGATGCGGCGTTTTGCCGTTTCATTGGCTCCGGCATTATCAAGCAGCGTCGCGACGGTATGCCGGCAGTCGTGAGTAGTATGGCCATCGGCACGGATGAGATGAATGACGGCCCGCCATACTGTGCAGTACCGGCCATAGTTGTACGGCCGTCCCGTATCATCGCAGATAAGCGCATCACCTGGGCATGTCATGCGGGCTTCTATGAGTGGTGCGATTCGGTGATGGATGGGGATGATGCGGATGCCGGCGACCGTCTTGCTCTTTGTGATGCGGATACGGTGTTGACGAAGATGGACGTCAGCTTTTTGTAGCTGTAGCATTTCACCACAGCGCATCCCGGTATAGAGCAGGATAAGGACCGTATCGACACCGGGGACGTCGGTACAAGCCCAAAGCCTGTTGATTTTTTGCCGACTAAAGACATGATGAGGATGTACGGGCCGATTCCAGCCGAGTGACAAGAGCGGCGCGTAATTGGTAACGTGCATCTCCAGCTTTTCCGCATACTTGAGCACCAGGCTGATGAGCGACCTGACCTTTTTACACGAGCTGTACGACAGGCCCTGCCGGCGCATCCCGTCGATGATCATCTGATAGTCGACGTACTTAATATCGACGACGGCCCTGCCGTGCAGCGGGGCTAAATGCTGGTATGCATTACGGTAGCTGTCGACAGCTGACTGCGATGGTTGAGTATCGTCGATATGCCGTGGCAGCCATCGATGATAGAGCTCGGCAAATGTGATTTTATGACCCGGAAGGGAGCGATGACCATGAGCAC